GCATACGCACCGCCAGTCGCCGCCACGTCTTCCGTGCAGACGAACTGCTGGAGCGAGCCGGTCGATTCGCGGGTCTGCGGGTTCACGGCAAACACGCTACCAATCGTGAACACGTCGCCCTTCTTGATGGTCTGCGTGCCAGTGCCGGTAATGGCAATGGTCGAAGTACCCTGAGCCGAGACGGTCGTCGTGATCGTGTGAGCGCCCGAACGGCTGCCAGTCGTGAACTGCTTGATCGACTGCGACATGTTGAGTTCGTCGAACCCAAGGATGCCCTCGCCAAACATGCCGTTCTTGAACTGCGCCGAAATGGTGCTGACCGGGTTGAACAACCCCTTCATGCCCTCGATGAGCGCGGCGTTCGCAGCCGGGTTTACGGTGACATAACGGGGCGACATCACAGCGGCAGACTCGTTCAACTTCTGCTGGGCAGCGAGAAGAACAGCGGTCGTGCTGGGGGTCGTGCCGGGGGTGCCAACCGACTGAAACATGTTCAGGAACGAGTTAGCAACGTCGGCGTCGATGCTGGCGGCCAACTGGCTGATACGCGGCTTCAGCACGCGCTCGGCAAAGTCGTCCAACTGCATGGTCATTTCGGCAGTCGTAAAGTTCACGCCGATGTGCTTCTGCGAAGCAACCGTCAACGTGGTGAACTGCTCGTTGTCGTCCTGCACCTGAAGGGCAGCACCGTCGGTCACGAGAGCGCGGTCCGGCAAGCGGATACGCAGCGTGGTGCCGATCTTGGCGCCTTCAACGGCATAGGAATCGTCGTACTGGCGGTTAACATTACGGGTCAGCACGAGATTGTTTTCAAGAATCTCCAACGCTTTCCGCGTGATCATGTCGATAGTAAGAAGTGTATTAGCCACTTTAAGTGTCCTCTAAAAGAAGTTAGCGGTTACGACGCGCTTCCCACTGTTTAATCTGTCGCTGACGCTCGCGCTCGATCCACTCTGACGCGCTCATGGCCGAAATTGACCGTGGGTCTGTCGTGTCGTAGACCGGAGTGCCAGCGCCTTTAGCCGTGACAGGCTTAATCGGCGGGGGCGCACTGGTTGTCTTTTTGACCGGGGCGGGACTGTCGGCCAACTTGGCCTCAATCTTCCCAATCTCCTTTGCCTGCAAGTACGGCGACAGGCGGGAAATACGTTCAGCCTCGCGGGGGTTAGAACCCAAGTGATATGCAATATCGGGTCCTAATTCCGAAGCCTGAATCGTCTGAGCCATCACAGTCGTGATAGGCAGAGCGTTGTTGTACGCGACTTGTTCAAAGTCATCGTACTTGTCACGCGCTGCTTCTTCGCGGTCGTGATAAGCCTCTAGGAGAGCCATTTGCTCCCGCTCTGCCTCACGTCGGGCGAGGAGTTCGGTAGCCTTACGCTCGGCCAAAGCCTCTGCGTATGCGTCCGGGTCCTCGTCTCTGCTCGGCAGGGCAGCGGCTTCAGCCTGTGACGGCGTGGCCTTTAGCGCCTGCTCCCTTTCCCACTTGCGACGTTCCCGTGCAAGCCTCTTGCCGACCATTGCGTCCAACTCTTCTTGAGAGAACGATTTGGCTGGCCTTTCCTCCGGCTGTTGCGTTTCTGCAACGACTTCGGGTTCCGGGGTAGCCGTGACCACCGGTTCCGGCGCGGAAACTTCCGCTACGACTTCAGGGACTACATTTTCGTCCGACATAACCTTCCTTACGGAAACCTGGTGAAACGCACCAGTACGGTTAAACTTTAACTTACAAGTTGCGCCGATGCAACATTAAGCGTTATGGAGCCAAGGACGATCCACGGCTTCATACGGCACAAATGCTGCCGGAGCCTTCCAAGGAACTTCCTTAACCACAAACAATTCCTCTAACCCAGCAGCAGCGGCTTTTTCAGCAGCGTCCTTGTTGATGCCGTTCATCCAAATCCAAGCCAAAACCTCGGCTTCGGTCAGATTAACGAACTCCACAAAGTTGTCGCCGGGAGTGCCGATGTACTTGTTGCTGCCGACCGAGAACAATTTGCCGTCCTTTTTAGCCGTGCAACTCCACGCACATCGAGTCACTACATTAGCGCGACCGCCAGCCAGCGGGTTGACTTCAAGGGACTCAATTTTCCAAACAATTTCTACGCTCATGTAATTCCCCTATTAAGCCGGTGTGACCGAGGTTGAGCCGTCAATGACCCACCACGGATCAGCAGCCGCCGATCCTGACGCACGCATCATGCGATTGTTGGTGCTATCCCACACCAGTTTGCCGGTGAACTTGCCAGCCGTGTTAATGGCGTTCGCTACCGCAGCAATATCCGCGGCGGCCACTTCCTCTGGTTGCGTCAGCGCGG